AATTTATCCGTGCGGGCAAGTGGTACTGAACGGTAGTCATGAGCCCAAAGAAAAACAGGATTCTTTTTGTAGTTATCCAATTCCCAACCCTTCACCGTAATAATATCTCCATCCCGATCCACAGTTTCATCCGTGCCAATTATCCGCATTTTTCTGCTATCCACATCTACACTTCCAATTTTACCAATTGCATCCATCGTCCAAACTTCTTCCCCATTTACCAATATGGGAGTTCCATCTGTATTCACAAGTTTTTTCGACATGATCTTACCTCCCCAAAACTTTAGTATATTCTAATGGTCTACGGACAGAAGCAGGATGTATTCCTGTCTTCATTGCAACTAACAAACCCGTAGCTTCTAAATAATTTTCCACAAATACAAATTCATCAGGCATCTTATCATTGAGCCAGGTTTTGTTTTCTTTAATTGCTATAATAGGAATACCTGCCTCTAAACAAGCAATGTGAGGTTCTCCTACACATCCCACAGGTGTTACAAGACAGGATATATCAGATGCACACAGACCTTTCCCTATCCTTGGTGCTTTATGCAACCCTTTCAAGACACAATGCAAATAACACATAGATACCATCTCTGCCGCTAGCCGGGGATCTACTATTTCATTATAGTCCCTCATAGTCTCATCCATAGGTGCATGAGCCACAGGTTTGTCCAAAGCTGTAGATATCAATTTGCTCACTTTGGCCTCTACCCCTCCCCATGGATTTATTCCACCATATTGGAGGTAATGTAAAACCACGTCCTTATCCACATCAATCGGAGTAGTAATTGCTAAAGCATCAAAATCTTGATATTTAACTTGCTCAACCAACTGATACCACCCTTCTACTCCTCCATCAGCTTGGTTGTCTTTAATATAAGCTGTAAGCACTAAGGGAGTATCCAAAATTAATATGGAAGCATCTAACCCTATTGTCGCTCTTGCAGCAGAAACTGCATTGACCGTTTCATTATTCAAGGGTGAATTTACAACCACCAAAATCTTATTGCTAGACACTTCTTCCAAACATATTTCTTTTCTCAAAAATCTATCCAACATACTACCTTCTACATATAAACAATTTTCAGGCATTTCATTGATGTCTGATGCATTCACTACATTTGGATGAATAATCAACTTATCACAAACAGCCGCCAACAATCTTGCTACAACATTACCATCTCCAGCATGCCCACCAATCTCAGCACCAACCCCTGTTGGTATTATCATAACTGCGTTCATTCAATGTCTCCTTAATACTTCTTGATGAACAATTTTACCTTTAAACCATTTTGCAGTAAATTGGGCTGCTTTCTCATGATCAAAATCCTTACAAGAAAATATATTGACGTATGTATTTTTTAAAATGTCTAAAACATGTATTGTAATATTGCTAGTCATGATAAACTGAATAGCAGATGTTCCTTTCAAATGGGATTCTGTTTGGCATTCTTCAGGAGGAAGCCCTTCATCATCCCAAAAATGTAGCACCTGCCTTTTCATATCTATTTCTTCACACAAATTTGCCAAATAATTCACAATAGCCATTCTGGTAAAAACTAATGGATCACAATCATGAATATCCAAAATCAACTCTTTTCCATAATCCTCCATACAACCCTCCACTTAATCCAAATAATGCGTTCCAGGCACCACCGTTTCTATACATCTACAATTTATGATTTGAGATGCTGCTCCAGCAGGATCTGCTGGAAACCTCACCCAAGTACCATCACTAAACACCCAATTTTCTCCGACCTTGACTTTCTTTCCTTGCATTTCCACGTGGTGAATCCGCACTTTTTCATCTCCAGCGGTAAACCACTGTTTCTCTCCAAATCCCGATCTTTCTATCGCAACATGACGAGAATAGTTCACTGAGCCAAATATTTCTGTACGAGCAATCGTTTTGGCCCGACTTTCTGCAATGTTAAATACATTTCTCAATCTGGCGGCTAATTGGTCTAAAGTTTCTCCAATTTCCAATCCTGCTTGAAGTTCCAACTGCATCTGTTTTCTTACAGTTTCCAAAATCCCTCTTATTTTCAATTGTTTGGTAGATAAAAATTCAATTGCCAAAGGATCGTCCAAATCAAAACTAATTCCAAATCCAACTTCTGCAACTATTGATTCAACCCCAGCCGTAATGGATGCAACATACAAAGGAGTAACCAATCTCTCTAATAATTTCACTTCTTCTGAATAAGGATCTTTTATTACATCCTCAGCTGATTTAACTGTCCTAGCTTCTCCATGCAACAATTTAAGAGATCGCTTACGCATCTGAAAGAATACTCGACTAACTTTCTTAGTAAACTGTTCTTCCAAAGGATCTGCACGAGCAACTACTCCCTTCCAAATCTGATCCAATCTACTTCGTTGTAAATTCTCAGCCAGATTTTCTGGGGCAGGTAACTTTAAAGGATTTTGTTCTCCAATCCTCCTTTGACTCTCTGTTATTTCTTCAATTCCTTTAGATGGAACAGGCATTAGATTCACGGGCAAATACCAGATTTGACGCCAAGGTTTGCTTCCAAATCCCATACCTAATCTTTCATTGATCTCCTCTGCTGTAAAACCTATCTGCCAAAGCTGTTTAGCAGTTTTAGTTTTCTCTGCTAAAGTTTCTTGAAGTGCAGCAACTTTAGTAATATCATAATAACTCGCAAGCTGGCGAGGTTCCAACCAATAATCAATAGCCGAAGATATAAGACTCATAATTGGAAGGTTAGTTCCTTGCCACCATTCCTTCCTCTCTTCTCTAGCTGTAGCATAATTTAAATCTTCAACCACACTAACTACAGCCTTCTTCATTCCCAATATCTGAAAAATACGTTCAGCTGTAAATCTAGTAAGATTGTAAAACTCCATGTCTTTCTGGGAAAGACCTGTTTGTGTATATTTCAATCCTTGTTCCAAAAGTGCCACTCGATGGCCTTTCTTAAATCCCTTATGACGTTCCTCAAACTGCTCTTTAGCTCTCCTAAATTGCTTGTCCGACAGGCGTTGTTCTGTGGCTAATACTCCCCCAGGACTAGCACCTTCATCAAAGAATACCTGCTGATATTTAGCAGCTTTATAATCTGTTACAACACTCATTTCCCCAGCTTCCAAGGGGGCTTGTCCAATAATGGGATCATCAGGATTCCAAAAGAATATGTGAATGACTTCATCTATTGCTAAAGGTATCCCTGAACCTATAGGAACACCTAACTTACTTTCATTGGGATTGTAAGACCATCCAATCAATTGATTAGTACCCGGATTCCGAATTGGTTCTATATGTTTGCGCTTCACTACCCAAAGTGAATCTGGAACTACTGCTGTCGGAGGAAAAGGAATAATCCAAACATTTCCATCCAACATTAAGAAACCAACCAATGCTTCTGTAAAGCTGTAACGATCCATATAAAGATTGGGACGATTGAACAACTTTTGCCAAGGATTTTGCATCCCTACAGGTTTAAGTTCTTCCCCTTCTATAGGAGGGTTTGTAATAACAAGAGGCACTTGGGCAATGGCCTTACCTGTAGTAGATATACAAATGTAAACAAGTTCAGACTTCTTGTAAGGCTTTTTAGTTACATTCTCAGCATCCAGGGTATATTCAAGGTTTTTCAAGAATATATGATCCCAAGTGCTTTTAGATTCTCCCCAGGATTTCTTTAACAGTTCGAGTCTATTCATAACTTATTCTCGCAATCCCTCAACTTCTCGCTTTTGTAATGCAATTCTTTCCTTAAAATATCAATGCGTTCATCCTTTTCATCAAGAAGTGGTTGAGTATATTTCCGACATTCCTCAGTGGGAATATAAACAACTCTGGTAAACCAGGGAACACATCCGCTCAAACTAATGAGTGCGAATATAATCAATATATTTTTTAAAGGCTTTCCGCTTCTCATCACCTGTTGCCTCTTTGTACTTTTGCCAAAGTTCTTCCACCTTTCGTCTAATCCTTTCCCGTTCTTTGAGATAAGCAAGATCCCTCCTCTTTTTCCTCCATTTGACCCATCCCTTATACCATTTGGGAAGGATCTTGCTCAAATTCTTGACAATCTCAATGATTGAGGTAAACCAAGTCACGTCATCTCCTCAATTGCCCGGAGTCCCAGGAATTGCCTTTTTGATTCCACGCCTAAAGAAAATAGCAAGAAATCCCATCACCAAGGCCAATACTAACTTTTCCAGGGACAATTCCCCAGCAAAATATGTACCTATGGAGACTATCATACCCGAAATCGCAGTGCCTATCGTTTTGTAACCTGCAAACCACCCACCCACTTTGAGATCAACACCAATCCTAGCAAAAACAACCAGGAGAAGGGCCCAAACAGCCATAAACGCTTGATCTCCAGGCACAAACCCAAAAATCCAACCAACAATCGCTGCGGCAGCTGCACACAAAGCTGTTATTAGGGTATTATATCCCGACATAGACTTTTCACCCCCTTTCTATTTGAATTCGTTGCATCCAACCCCTTACAAACTTTCTAAATTCTGGATGATACTTGATTATATTATAATACCACATAAATTGAAATCCATTCAAAACTCTCAGAAATGCAACAGGATCTTTCTTACCCCATTTATTGATCAACATAAGAGTAATTCTACCCAACTTAGCATCCAACCTCAAATTTTCTCCAAGAAGATTCAAAGATTTTTGAACAATAAGAATAGCCCTTTTAATCCCACAATTAATTGAAGCATCAAAAATTTCAAACATAATTCTTGGTTCATCAATTTCATCCAATCCCAAAGGATACCAAAAATCCCTTTTGTAAATTACCTTTGCTTGTTCTTTGGTAAGTTCATAAATATTCACTTTTGGATAGAATCTTTTGGAGATTCCATACTTAGTTTCCCCCCCAGGATCATTAGGATGAAATACATAATTCCCTTCACTTTCGAAAATCTTTTCCATGGCTATGTCAAAGAGATTCATTATGATTTCTCAAATCGTCTATTTTTTTGTTAATTTCTTCAAATCTACTTTCCATATATTCACAGAAACTCTCAAATCTATTTATCCAAGCCCCAAGCTTCTCAGCCTCCAATTCAGTCAATTCCAAATCACACAAAGGGCATCTTTTTTGTTGTTTCATTCATATCACAATTTCTTTTGTAAAAAGTCCCAAATATTTCTTATATCATCCTTTATTTCCTTAATAGCAGTATCAATAGGGTTATGTCTAAGTTTACAATTCAACATCATCCATACCCGATCAATTGCTAAAATAGCAATAATAACCACCAAAATAAAATACCAATACTTTTCCATCACTCTTCCTCTCCTGATTTCGGAGTAGTCAAAAAGAAACTAATCAAATTTCTTACCAAAAACCAAATCCAAAATCCGATACAACTTATCACAATAACCCAAAATGTAGCTTTAGCCAAAACAATAGTCCATGTCATCAAATAAACCTCACTAAATCCTGCTCAGTAGTTGCCTCATCTTCCGCAAAAGCCAACATCTGAGATTCCGCTCTGTCTGGACTTCGGCCCTTCAATTCTTTTTTGATAATATCCTTGTCCACTATCTTTATCTTTCCAGACCGCATAAACTCAACTCGTATCTTAGAAAGTTCAAACATCAACTCTTCATCATCTATATCCACTCGGCCTTCTATATAAGCATTACGCAACTTCCAATAGTATTGGGCACGTTTGTTAAGAAACAATTTAGCATCTTCTTCTTGTTTAAAATCAGGACTCTCCCCAACATTTATCCCATTAACAGGATAATCATCTTCCAACAGCATATCAGTAACTCCCCCACCCACACCAATATCATCTACATTAATCGCAGGTATAGGAACATCAATCTCTGCTTTTCGAACCTCAGATTCTGACATCCCATCCCTTCGTAAGGCTTCCCTCATCTTCTCCTCCAACCTTTCTGGAGAAGGTACCATTCTGTTATAAAGATTTTTCATCCTCCCTGCTGTTTCATTAGTCCTTTCTTTCTGAGTTTGGTCCACAATGCGAAAATTACCACTAGCCCAACGACATCCATACACTGAGCTATCATTACCTTGACGAGCTACATCCAATCCAAAGGTAACTATTCTGTCTTGGGACAACTCCCTATCCATCGCAGCCTGCAAGTAGCGCAATGGAATTAAAGTATCCGTGCCTTCATCTGGAAACTCCCCCAAAACCCGGCTCTGGAACAATGGAGAACCTTTCCATTTCTTTTCTTTATCCACAACCCATTTGGGACTAACTAACTTAGGATAAATTAGACGATTATACCGAATATTCGGACAATCATAGCAACTAATAGTCATCTTATGAAATCCAGAATTCGGCTTAAAAGCATCCGCAAATGGTCCACTTGCATCCAAAGGGTTGCCAATGAATAATACAAAACTATTTTCTGAAGTAAGCACACCTTCCAAAGCCTCAATAACTGCTGGATCAATACCCCCTGCCTCATCCACAATCACAGCCACATTCTCTTCATGAATACCTGTGATGTTAAATTCTGGCTTATCAGTGGCAAAACCCTCCATAAACCAACGGTCATCTAAATCCAAGGACAACTGATTGAGCTTGCCCCCCAACGGATTTTTGGCCCTGTTGAAAAGGTAATGAATTTCTCCCCACAAAGCCCTGCGAACCTGACGATAAGTCGGAGCAGTAGTCAAAACAATCGCATGCCAAACATAAAGTAAATACAAAGCAATTCCAGCAGCATCAAAAGTTTTGCCTATAGCATGGCCACTTTTACATGCTACCTTCCGATGCTTGACCATTGCTTCAATGATTTCACGTTGCTTAGACCAAAGTGGTACAGGATCTCCCACCCTCCAACCATGAGGAGGCTTATCTTCTCGCCATTTCCAAATTGGAACTCCCAATTCATGTTGCCAAAACAACAAGGGTCTTTTCTTGTATGTTTCCAATTGCGTTATATCTTTTTCAATAGGATCAAATTTCTTGGCATCTTTCTGTATTTGTTGTAGAACAGGCATTGGTAATTGAAGGGTACTTAAATCCACCAATTCTGGATCTACCCCCAATGCACGAAGTTGATCTCTCTCCAAACTCTCTGGTCTACGGTTCAATCTACGCCTGGGAGAGCTTCGTGGGGCTGGTCGCCTACGATTAAGCCCACCCCCAGGAATCACTGGGAGTGGACTGGGCTCAGAATCCTCAATGCCGATCACACCATCACGGCCTATCAGTTTCTTGCCAAAAGCTTTGCTTATGTCAATAACTTCACCCATTTCAGATTATGCCATAGTAGGACCAGGCACATTTCGAAGCAGCCCCATATCTTTGGGATCAGTAATAATCCAACTACTATCCCGTCCACAAAGTGGACAAAGTTTGGCTACATGCCATTCTTTTTTGGGAATGGCATGACCACAATCACAATGAATCATTTCAACTGGTCCTTTTGCTATTTTCTTTTTGTCTCCCATAGTCTTCCTCCTTATTCGACTTCAATAGAGAACTTTCCCCAATCAATGCCATTAGTGTTACCTATATCAAAAAGAATCAATTCCACTTCATAGGTACTTCCAGCTACTAATGCCGTAACAGAACCCAATTTCAACTTTAATTTTCCATTAGCTCCATCAGTAGCCCAATCAAAAGTTCCAGCAGCCTCCTCCTCAGATTTAATTATGCTTCCGGTATTCAATTCCAACCATACTTTAGTCGTTCCTGAAATGTCTTTTGCAGATCCATCCGCTTTAAGCAAAAGATCAATCGCATTATCCCGGTCTTTATAAACAACCTCTCTTAACATTGCTCAATTGTCCTCACTGAAGTAGAGGAAAAAAGTGTTCTCTCTGAAGTAAGAGAAATAATTTCAGCATCAATTATTACTCCAAGCAAGACCATCTCAATACGTCCTGCCCAAACAACATCGGCCCAATCCACTAAGACCACATCTCCCCAATCTGTCCATATAGGATCTGGCATTTCTATTTCTCTTTTTTAGGACGGTGGCACTAAATATATATATCCGGGGCCTGGACCCGTCGCCAAATATACATATCCAGATTCCTCATAAACATAGGCTCCGATTTCCCAGGCAGGTCCCCAATCATCCTGATCTAATGTTGTCN